TGGATAGTATTTGCATAGGATTATATTTGATCGATTTTGATGTAGTTGCATTTGAAAAGGTGTTGGATGAAGATTTTCCATCGGCCCCAGAATTCTGATTTGGCGAGTTCGTAAGATTCCTGTGTGACGAGGAATTTATCAGCGTCGTTGACTGTGAGGTTTTTATTAACCTTAGTAAGAGGGTTCCAGACGCGGAGGTCTGTGAAACCGTATGTTACTGTGTTGTCGTCGTTATTAGTGACGATGAGTTTACCTTCAGCTGCGAAGGAATTGTTGGCTATGATACGTTGATTGAGGCGTTTGAAGTTTTGAGCGATGATGTCTGGACGTGTGGCGATTGGTTGAGGGTTGGTGGTTGATATTGGAGCGGAGAGCTCGTTCGGTTCGGAAGAAGCTTTGTTTTTAGATTTTCGTTTCATCGAAGATAACAAGTAAGTGTGGCTTCCGAATAAGTTTCCTTATCTCACATACACTTATTCGGAAGTAAAAGTTAGCAGAAATGGTGACAAACAGTGTCTAATATGCTGTATCCACACTGTTTGGCGACATTTGTGCAGTCCGATACATGTAATGAGGATGATAACTTTTAAGCACTTACTTGTGTGAAACGAAAATATAAAAATGAAGAGGGAGAAACGAAGGAGATCGTAGCGTCGTTGGATATGGAATATTGGTTGTGCGGATATTAGAGATATTACGGGGATATTAGGTCCATAATATGTTGTAAGTGGTTTATTTATAAGTGCTTATATTATATTTGAGACTATGTTATTAAGGTTATTAGGATCTTAATGGGGTTTAATATTAATTTAAGTTATATCTGTTTTACGATTAATAAGCTGTGTTTATTGAAAATGGTGAAAATATTTTAGACCTAATAACCTTAATATCGATGAACCATTGTATTACTTCTATTATATAAGACTTATGTCCTGTACCTAATAACTAGCTAATAATGATAATAACTTACGGGTGTTAGCTTTGTAATGCACTGTAATAATGGCATGAGAACGGGTGTCCTGTATGGATCTCACGGTTTATTTTTATGATCAACAGGACGGGTGCGGATGAATTGTAATTTGGTCGTCATGATCCTTGATGTGTAAATTGAGAATAAGTGTCACGATTATCAATGCTCCGTGATGAGATAGATCCTGCTATTTCATTTGGTGGCATCGTATTAGTGGTCCTCTGAGTATCATTCTTAATTCCGGTTGATCGGTCTGTGTTTCTTGTGTTATGGTGATGGCCATGGGGGCCCCAGAATGGCCGAACTTGGGTTGACACCAACCCACAATCTCTGGCCGCTAATCCTAGAAGCTTACGATAAGAGATCACAAGTAAAACTCCAAGAATAGAGATCCTAGAAGCTTGCTTTAAGAGTAAACGGGAAAATATTACAATAGTAAAATAGTAGTTTACTTTTCGCAATCACATGCACATATTATATGTGTGTATAGGCAACAAACCGTTAACAAAGGATCATATGAATAAGAATACAATACCTGAAGCACAGAAATCTGATGTGAAGAAACCAGATCCAGTGGCCACAAGGATTCGTGCAAAGATGGAATGTTCAAAGATTGAACCAATTGGAAACCAAGAACTTGTTCAACTCTCAGCAGTAACAAGTGGAAGCGAGGAAAACAAATCATTTGCTATTGCAACTCCATCCGCCAGTGTTGCTATCACCATTGAGAATCCTGCTGCCAAAGGCGTCTTCATCAGTGGTCGTGAGTATTATGTCGATTTCACCCTTGTCCCAGTATAAGAGCACATGACGCGTGTTCCATCACCAGACGAGATACGTGCATTTCTCAGTGCACGAGGTGGTGGAAGTCAAAAATTAATTGTCGCGGGAGCGGATAGAATATCGAAACTTGAGCAGGATGTCCGAAGTCTCGTCACTAAAGGTCCACGACGAACAACTGCTGAAATCCAAGAAGGACTGGACCTTATCATGCAGAAGTATGGAATGGAGCCAGCAGAAGAGCTTGTGAAGATGGTGATGGAGAAAGACTCTGTAGGTGCATGGGTATTGACCAATGATCAGCGGATAAAGATACTGTCAGATCTGGTTCAGTATCGAATGCCCAAACTCAAGTCGGTGGAGGTTGCTGGCAACGTGAACCATAAGCATGAGATCATTATTGTGCGATATGGTGAGGATGGTGTTGTGCGAAGAGAGTCTAGAGGTTTAGCACCCAATCATCCAGTTGCAAAAGAGCAACCAATACCTGATGCCGTAGTGGTAGATGAGGTTGTGGAGGCGACTAAGTGAGTGACATCGTCCTCCCATACAAGTGGACGCCTCGCGATTATCAGCTTCCAGCCTGGAGACATTTTCAAGGTCCCAGTGAGGGTAAACGGGGCGTGGCCGTCTGGCATCGACGGGCCGGCAAGGACTTATTCGGGATCAATCTCGTTAGCACGAAGATACCAGAACGGGTGGGTACATATTGGCATCTTCTCCCCACATACAAGCAAGGCAGGGCCATTGTGTGGAATGGACACACCCGCGACGGACGTCCCTTCTTGGATCACTTTCATCCCGACTTGGTAGCAGGTAAGAATGGGACAGAAATGAGGATCACATTCTACAATGGTGCACATTACCAGGTTGTGGGAACGGATGACATCAATTCACTTGTAGGAACGAATCCTATTGGATGCATCTTTAGTGAGTATTCTCTTCATGACCCTGGTGCATGGGATTTTATTCGACCAATTCTTGCAGAAAATGGTGGTTGGGCACTATTCATCTATACGGCCAGGGGAAAGAACCATGGATATACTCTTCTTGAAATGGCAAAGAAGAATAAGAGATGGTTTAGTGAGGTTCTCGTTGCTGGAGATGCTGGAACGAAAAGACCAGATGGCACTGCGGTTATAAGTGATGAGGTGATTCAAGATGAACGTGAAGCAGGAATGCCAGAGGAAATGGTCCAACAGGAATTCTTTTGTAGTTTCGAAAGTCCATTTGTGGGTGCTTACTACGGCTCTCAGATGTTACGTGCTGAGAAGGATTTACGTATTACTATAGTGCCTTATGAACCAAAATTGCTTGTCGACACTTACTGGGATTTGGGTGTGCGTGACGCCACTGCGATTTGGTTTGTGCAAGTCCATGGGTTTGAGAATCGGATCATCGATTATTATGAGGCGTCAGGTGAGGGTTTACAACACTATGTTAAAGTTCTTCGGGGAAATATCGATGGGGGAGAACACAGGACACAATATGCCTACGGTCGTCACACGGGTCCTCACGACATCGAGGTCAAAGAACTTGGGACAGGGAAAACAAGGATCGAGACCGCCAAGAGTTTGGGTTTGAAGTTTATGGTTTGTAGACGTCATGAGGTTGAGGACGGTATTGAGGCAGTGCGAAATGTTCTTGCGACTTGTTGGTTTGACCAGGAGAAATGCAAAAGGGGAATCGAGGCACTTCGACAGTATCGCAAAGAGTGGGATGATAAGCATAAGTGTTTCAGGAACCATCCTCTACATGATTGGACGTCGAACGGTGCTGATGCCTTTAGATATTTTGCAATGGGCCGAAGGGATCGACCTAAGCACAAGGAAGCACCACAGAAGAGTGCACTTGATGATTACGACTATCTCAATGCAAGAGAGCTGGTGGAAACATGAGTACGTATGAGAAAATTCGAGAACTCTATGAAACTTGTCCAGAACTCTCATTTAGTTCAGATTTTGAGGAATATGCTCGAACAGGGCATGCTCATATTACTCCTAGTTATGCTTTACTTGCTCGTCACGTTGGGGATGGTTGGTTTATTCGCTTGGCAGTTGGTGTCGGATTTGAGACATTTTGGTCGTTAATGCCATATAGATTACCATATATTGGCTGGGCTCGCGCAGCGAGGGGTCGGTCAGCAGTGGTGTGGCACCGAACAGAAACAGTTGAGAGGATAACGAAATATGCGAAACATGAATTATTGGTTGGTAGTTGCGAATCTGGTGGTTCAGTCTCGCCGGGACGAATGTCCTGCGAACTTCGATGTGTTTAATTTTGGTGGAACTCCAAGTGCGCCAAAGCCACCTGCTCCACCTACCACTGCAGATGCTGCTGGTGCCGCACGAGAACAACTTAATAAACGTAAACCACAGGGATTTGCTTCAACAATTCTTACTGGAGGAATGGGAGATACAAGCACTCCAAATGTGGTGAAGAAATCTTTACTAGGATCTTAATATGGCACAACCTGTTCCACTAGTTCAATTTCTGATTATGCGGTATGAGAAACTGCAATCAGACCGTGCTCCATTCGAAAATGATTGGATGGATATTCGGGATCTTGTTCGTCCGATTTCAGTAGGATATCACAAGATGTCTGGGACTTATGTTACTCTTCGAACAGAATTCATGTATGATGGCACCGCACCAGATGCACTGGAACAATTAGCAGCAGCATTGCATTCATATCTTACTAATCCAGCGGAACGATTTTTTGAGTTGGAGGTTGAGGGGAACTTTGATGCCACTCAAGATCCAGATGCTCTTGAGTGGTTGGAAAGATGCTCAGACATCATATATGACTCATACAAGCGTGAGGACGTGATGCTGAACACTGCACTCCATGAAGTGTTCCTTGATATTGGATCCTTTGGAACAGCGATCATGGGACAAGAATGGAGTCAGAACAATCAAGATCTGATTTTCAGTTCCAAACCAATCAGTGACTGCTACTTGCTCGAGAATGCTGAAGGTCGAGTCGATACGATTTATCGAAAGACTGTTTGGACAAAACGTCAATTGGAACAAGAGTTTGGTGATCTTCCACCAGACATCATGAAGGAAAAGAATGCTGATAAAGCATTTGACGTCTTACATTGTGTGTATCCTCGAACAGATCGTAATCCGGTGAATCCATCAAAACTGAATAAGAAGTTCGCTTCTGTTTGGATTTGTACGACGACAAAGGAACTGTTGCGTGAGGACGGATACGATACACTATGTTACCATACTCCAAGATGGACGAAACTTTCTGGTGAGGTATATGGTCGGAGTCCAGCAAAGAAGTGCTTACCTGACATTAAGATGCTTAATGCAATGGAGAAGACTCTTCTGAAAGCCGGTCAGAAGGCGGTTGATCCTCCAACCGTAATCCAAGATGAGGGATTCCTATTGCCTATTAGGACTACTCCTGGAGCACTCATATATAAAGAAGCTGGGACTGAGGATCCTATGCCTTTGAAATTCGAAGGTAATCTTCCATGGGGTCTTGAGCAAGCAAATGGAAAACGCGAATTCATTAACAAATGCTTCTATGCTGATTGGATCAAAATGGAGAAGCAGAATGTTGAGATGACAGCGTATGAGGTTGCTGATCGTCGTGAGGAGAAACTTCGCATGATGGCACCAATGCTTGGTCGTCTTGCATCTGAATTACTTGGTCCAATGATTCAGCGATCATATTACTTATTGAACAATCATGGAAGGATTCCACTTGCTCCAGCAACTATCCAAGGTAAACGACTCAAGGTAGGATACATGTCTCCAGCATCACGTGCACAAACTGGAGTGAAAGCAATGGCGATGGGACGATTCATATCTGAACTGATTCCACTACTACAAATAAACCCTGGAATCATGGATGCTGTTGATTTTGATAAATATGTGCAGGCATTGGCTATTGCAAGAGGAACTCCTAGGATCATCTTGAGAGGTGCTGATGAGATTGCTGAACTAAGAGATGTGAGGAACAAGCAACAAGCTGTGCAGCAGTTGACGCAGATTGCTGAACCTGCTTCCAAAGCTGTGAAGAACCTTGCTGATGCTCAGAAATCTGGGGGAATGCTAGGACTTGGTTCATGAAAATTGCAAAAGACATACGAGATAAGATTGCAGATAAGATTCATTTGCATGCGTCTTACATTAGGATTTTTGAGACACCGGATGGACAGCGGGTATTGAGGCACCTTGTAAAAAGTGGATTCGTGCTGAGCACGACATTTGTTGCAGGTGATCCGCACCAGACGTTGCTTAATGAGGGGTCTAGACGAATGGTCCTCTCGATCATTGCTTTTTTGAGCAAGGATCATGTCGAATTCGTAAAACAACTAGAGCAAGGAAATATCGATGATACTATATGATCCAAATCCTCTTGGTGGAGGTGGCGGAGCACCGCCCGCAAACGCAGCATTCCTCAATACACTTCCTGAGGATATTCGTGGGGAATCAGTCTTCAAAGACATTCCTGATGTTCCTACACTTGGGAAAAACTACCTTAATGCCCAGAGAATGATTGGAACGAAACGTCTTCCTATTCCTGAGAAATCATGGACCGATGCTCAGTGGAATGAGTTCTACTCCCAGACTGGTCGTCCTGATCTACCAGAGAAGTATGAGGTTCCTGATATTAAGATGGAACCTGGACTTGCTCTTGATGGTGACAAACTTACCAAAGTTAAAGGACACTTCCACAAATTGGGATTATCTACTCAGCAAGCCAGAGGTGTCATGGAGTATTATATGAACGTCATGAATGAAGGAGCGAGAGGACAGTCATCTGCGTCAGCTCAGGAAGTTGCTACTGCCCAAGCGGAATTGAAAACTGAATGGGGTGACAAATATGATGCAAATGTCGATCTTGCAAAGGCAGTTGTGAGAAAATTTGGTGATGAGAAGTTCATGGCATATATTGATTCAACTGGAATGGGTAACAACTCTCAGTTGATTCGAATGCTTGCGAAGGTTGGCACAATGATTACTGAAGATACTGCCAAAGGCGGTGGAGCAGACTTCAACATCAATAACTCAACAAGGGCGATTCAAGAGATCGCAACTCTTACGATTGATAAAGATTTTCAGGCATCACTTAATAAACCAAGTGATCCTGGACACAAAGCCTCTGTGGAACGTTGGTTGAGGTTGCACCAGGTAGCTTATCCTGGAAAACAATCGGAGTAAGCATAAAGCTTAATTCCTAACAGAAAGATACCATATATGGCAAAACCAATAGTAAAGACTACTGCGGCCGAGAAGAAGACTGCAGCAGAAGAAAAGAAGACCGCAGATGCACAGGTTTCCAAAGGAGATCGTGTTCGGGCAACACTTGCTGGGGAAACTGGAGAAGTGATTGGTAAATCCCTTTTTAATGAGGAGGATGGTCAAGTGATTGTTGCTTTGGAAGCTCCAGCAGGTCAACTCCGAAAGCTTGTACTCCTTCCCTCTGAGTCGCTTGAGATCATCGACGATGAACCGAAACCTGCCTGAGCGGGGAAGTAAATCACCAGTAAAATAGTAGTTTACATCGAGGTCACTCTGGATTAGAGTGACCTCGACTTGTTGGATAACTGTTATTCGTAGCAGTCCAACTGCTCCTGAGGAAAGCTCAGGCGGCTAACCGACCGCGTTCGATAGGCGAGTCCGGCGACGGGTAACTCTGCTGATTAGCAGTCAGTTCAGAATTACTTAATATGAATCTCTACTTGCAATACTTCCTCGAAGTTGCTAAAGGGATTGTTGCCGATTATCGTGCTGAAGCGCCAATTGGTTTCGATCCTCAAAACAGCTTTCAGGTTGATACTGCGTTGGTCCAGTCGTATAAGGCCAATATAGAGATCAAGTTCCAGCAGATGGGTTCTCGTATTCGTCCGTATGTTCGAAATGAGACTCAGCACGCTGAATTTGATTTCTATGATCGTATCGGTGCCGTTGATGCTGTGGAAGTTACCACACGTCATGGTGATACTCCACTCATCTCCACTCCACATGACCGTCGGCGTGTTGGTCTTCGCGACTTTGACTTCGCGGATTTGATCGATAACAAAGACAAATTGCGTATGTTGGCGGATCCTACATCTTCCTACGTAACCAATGCGGTCTATGCACTTGGTCGTGCATGTGATGATGTGCTTATCCAAGCTGCATTTGGAACTGCTTACACAGGTAAGACTGGTGCAACGTCAGTGACGTTCCCAGCTGCATCTGAAGTGGCAGTGAATTATGTGGAATCCGGAACAGCAGCTAATTCCAATTTGACGATTGGAAAACTTCGTCGAGTTCGTTATCTCCTGGACAAAGCGGAAGCAACGACTGAAGGTCAATTCGACCTCGCAGCAATCGTTGATCCTTCCCAAATTCAGGGTCTGTTGCGAACTACTGAGGTTACCAACTCAGATTACAACACAATCAAAGCACTTGTGGCTGGTGAGATTGATACATTCATGGGTTTCAAATTCGTGAAGTCGAATCGTCTTACTGTCGCATCCTCGATTCGTGAGTGCATCTTCTTTGAACGTCAAGGTTTGCTGCTTGCAACTGCCCAGGAAATCAAGGTCGATGTCGGTCCTCGTCGTGATAAACGTAATTCTATTCAGGTGTATGCCTGTGGGAATTTCGGTGCGTCTCGTATGTGGGAGGAGAAGGTTCTTCGAGTGAAATGCGACGAAACTGCCTAAACTTATGGATGCGTGGAAAGTAACCTTTGAACGAGTTGATTCCGGAACAACTGTGGAGGAGCATTCGTTCAACAAACCAGCTCCTGACACTGATATCACAGCGATGGGGAGCATTAAAGTGGGAATTGTGCAAACTACTCCTGCTCATATGCTTTTTGCTCTGCGACTTCTGGCGAAACTCAACCTTGGTTATGCCACAAACCTAACCACGGCGGAGACAGCAATCACAAACATAACTGCTTAACTATATGGCTGTTATTTCTGGAAGAGTTCGAGTTACTGTTACTCCAGTAGTTGCTGGAGATTCTGGTCAACCTAATCCACAGGCGATTGATCGTAGTGGACAGACGGATTACAACTTCAATGTTCCTTGGTCATTTGTAGTTCCGTTTCGACAAGAGGGAAGCCAGGAAAACTTTAACTTGCTCATTAACTTCCTTGACTTGTTCTCTGGGAATGCTGACGTGAATTTGTCCGGAGTGGACATTTCCGCTGATGAAGTTCTTGAGGACGTTGTTGCAAATCATTAAAAGAAAGAAACTATGAAACGAAAAGACTTCCTCCTTTTGTGTGGAATCGCCGGAGCAATTGTCTCTGGATATCGGAGCCAAGCTCCTGAGGGTTTCGATCCTCAAGCTACGGCTACAACAATCGACACCTATGGAACTGAAGCTGGAGCGATTAGAAATGTTGCATCTGCTTATGCTCCACTAAAGCCGAATCAGGCTGGTGGACGCATGAGGTTTGCTATGTTTACTCGCGTGTATGCTTCAGAAGCTGCAGGGGATGATACAGCATTGTGTGTCCTTCCCAAGGGTGCACGTATTATCAGTGGTGAAGCTCATATGAGTGCCTCTGGTGGTTCAACCACATTCGCATTCGGTCTTATGGGCAAAGATGGAACAGGATTCATTGACGATACTGTCGGTGCGACTGTATCGGACAATAATGCCATCTTGCTGGCTGCTCAAACCATCACCACAACAGCAATTGTCCGTCTTGCAGCAACTTATGCTCTGAGTTGCATGTATGAAACTACAAAGGAGCTGTGGGTGACCGTGACTACGGCCACTGCCACGATCGGCACTCAAACTCTTCGGGGTTGGATTGCCTATACAGTGGACTAAGTTCCATCCGCCCCTTGAGTCTTGGTGTGTTCCTCAAGGGGCGGTTAACTTATGCCAGTGCGAACTTCAGTTGATGTGGCGAATCGGTCCCTTGACATGATTGGGACTTCAACTCTAGGAGCAATCACTGATACGACTCCTGAAGGATTGATTTGTAGTCGTAACTATAATATTTGTCGTCAAGCAGTTCTTAGGATGCATCCTTGGAATTTTGCTATGTCAAGGAAGATTCTTACCATCACAAATGATCAGAATCCAGTTGCTCCCTCATTTGATTATCTTTATAGTCTTTACCTTCCACTTGATTATCTTCGTCTTACAAATGTAATGGATTCTGCTGGTATCGATGTATTGAATTTTGCTGATTGGCAACTTGAAGGAAAGTGTGTTCTTACTAACACTGACACATTATGGATTCGGTATGTGAAGGATGCTATTGATGTTGATGATTTCGATCCAGTATTCTTTAACTGTCTTGCTCTTAATCTTGCATGGGTAATCAGTTATAAACTTACGCAATCCAATACACTTAAGGATCAATTGTGGAAGGATTTTCTTGCTGCAGTATCTAAAGCGAAGTTTGTGGACTCCATAGAAAACCCTGGTCTATCAATCGATAATGATGTGTGGATGAGATCGAGATTGGGACCAAGTCAAGGATTTGTTCGTGACCCTCAGACATAATGGCACGCGCGAATGTCATACAAACGAACTTCACTAGTGGAGAAGTCTCTCCTTTGATGTATGGTCGTGTTGATGTAAACAAATACTTCAATGGAGCAAGAAAACTTCAAAACATGATTGTTCGACCCCAAGGTGGGGCATGGCGTCGATCTGGAACGAGGTTCGTAAAAGCTGCAAAATTAAGTAATGCTCATTCTATACTTCAATCATTCATTTTTTCGGACATACAAACATACGTTTTAGAGTTTGGTGCCTCATACATGAGGGTGTATAAGGATCGTGGATACATAGAAACTTCTCCTGGATCTGGTGTTCAAGTAGAGATCTCTACTCCTTGGGCAGCTGCTGATCTTGATCAGCTTTACTTTATTCAATCTGCTGATGTCCTTTACGTGTCGCATCCAAGTTATCAAACTAGAAAGATAACTCGGACGAGTCATACTGCGTGGACTATTTCACTATACTCACCAACAGATGGACCGTATTTGGTTCCTGATTCTTCTGTTGCGAGGATGACACTTTCTGGTATTACAGATTCTTCAAATCTTTTCATTCAATCAGGAGCTGCAGTTTTTGCGGCTGGAGATGTTGGAAAATATGTCGAGTGGAAAGAGAATGGGAAATGGAGATTTGGAGTAATCTTGACTTTTGTAAATACGAAGTTGGTGACTGTAGATCAGATTGATACAGTAATGGATCCAAACATAGCTGCTGAAATCTCATTTACCAGTCCAAATATCAATTCTGACTTAACTGGAATCTTTACTACACAAGATAAAGGTAAGTATATTCGAACAACAACAACTGGGGTTTGGTATCACTTGACTGGGTATGTGGGTTCTTCAAGGATGACTGCTACTGTTGTTACAACAATGTATACTTATACCTATCCGACTAGCACAATGGTAAAACACACTAGAACCATTTCTGCTACTCTCACAGCTACTCTCACTGGAGCTGCATTTACTACAAATGATGTTGGTCGAGTAATTCGGTTAGTTTATGGAGTAAATGTTGTTGTAGCAACTATCACTGCTTTTACTTCAGCCACTGTTGTGAGCGTGACTATTGATGAAGTTCCACCTCCTGATCCAGAAAATGCTGATAATCTTTACAATAATGCAACAGCTGATGAGCACAGGTATGGTGGATGGTATGTTGGAAACTGGCCAAGTATCAATACTTTTCATGAGCAACGTTTATTTTTTGGAAAAACTACTTTACAACCACAAACTGTTTGGGGATCTCGATCTGGAGATTATGAGAACATGGCTCCAACTGAAGATGATTTGACGGTTGTCGCTGATAATGCTGTTAATTATACTCTCGCTTCTAATAAGGCGAATCCATTGTGTTGGATGGAGAGTGGACCAGTAATGCTTATTGGAACTGCAGGTGCTGAACACCAGATGAAAGCAACTGCGCTTAATCAACCCATTACTCCAACGAACATTGACACGAAGGAACAAACAAGTTTTGGATCTCAATCGACTCATCGTCCGCATAGAATTGGTTCTTCAGTTCTTTATCTTCAGCGTGGTGGAAACAAACTTCGTGAAATGACATATAACTTTCAGATCGATGCTTTTGAATCGAAAGATCTAAACATTCTTGCTGAACATATTCTAAGAAGAGGAACTGGTGGATTTCGTTCTACTTTCCAAAAGGAACCAGTGATTGTGGTTTGGATGATACTTAATAATGGTAATCTTGCAGCAATGACATACGAACGGGACCAAGATGTTGTTGCTTGGAGTTCACACATTATTGGAGGTTCTGGAATTGTTGAATCTATTTGCTGTGTTCCTACTACTTCTGGTCCAGATGATGTTTATTTGATGGTAAAACGAACTGTCAATGGATCAGAATGCCACTATGTTGAATATATTGAGAATGCTTTCGATACTGATGTATCAGGAGTAGTTCAATCTAGTATGTTTTTTGTGGACTGTGGATTGAGCTATTCTGGAAGTCCTGCCACAACAATCTCGGGTCTTACACACTTGGTTGGAGAGACTGTTCAAGTTCTTGCTGATGGAATTTATATTGGAACTAAGGTCGTATCTGGAGGAGGAACCATTACCCTCACAACCGCTGCTTCAAAGGTTCATGTCGGATACAAAACTACCGCTACTATAGTTACTCTTGACCCTGAAGGTGGTTCTCAAGCTGGAACTTCCCAAGGTAAAGTGAAACGTATTAGTGTTCTAACCGCTCGACTAAAAGATTCGATGCCTTTCAAGCATGGACCAGATGAACAACACTTGACGAAAATCAATCAAAGCGATTTTACTGCACTAAAGACTGGAGATGTTCGATTTACTCTTGACCAAGGGTTTGGTTTGAGTGGAAGTTATGTCATTAGTCAAGACGAACCAGTTGCTTTGAATGTAACAGCGTTGATGCCACAACTTAACACGAACGAATGATACAACGACTACTATTTCTTGATCATCAGACTGTTGTGCAAGTAGCGCGATTAGGTGAAAAGTTTTATTCTAAAACTGGTCTTTCAGGATCCTTCAGACATGAGACATTTTCAGTGATGTGGAACAAGTGCTTATCAATGGGTATTGCAGCAACGTGGGTCACTAAGAAAGATGAAGTGATTACAGGGATTATTGGAATGTCACTTTCTTTTGGAATCATGGATGGTAGAACACTTGCTGAAGAAACTTTCTGGTTTGTTGATCCTGAACACAGAGGTCGTGATGGATTAAGGTTGTTTGTCGCAGCTGAGGAATGGGCTCGTGATGTTGGTGCTCACAGTATGACGATGTCTTGCATGCAGGAATTGAATCCTGAGAAACTTGAGAAGTTTTATACTTCTCATGAGTATCGAAAACTGCAAACTATGTATATTAAGGATCTCAATGACTCATGAGGAACAATTTAATCGATGTCTTCAACAAGCTAAACTAATAGTCAAAACTTATCGGACTCAGTGTCCTATAACGATGGACCCCAAGGCGTGGTATGTGTCGACAACACTTGTTGTTCTTGCAATTGTATCAGCAGCTGTTGGGGCATATGGAGCAGTATCCTCTGGTCAAGCACAACATGACGCTGCTTCCTTTAATGCGAAAGTTGCAACCAATAATGCTCAAGCACAAGCTCAACAAGCACAATATGAAGCTGATAGAATTCGAACACGAAACCGTGCAATGCTTGGACAAGCACGTGCATCTTTTGCAAAATCTGGAGTGTCAATTGAAGATGGTTCTGCGTCTGATGTTTTAATGGATTCTAGTATCCAAGGAGAACTTGATGTTGCAGCAGCAATTTACACTGGTCGAGTTGGAGCAGGAGCGTCTGTTTCTCAAGCACGTCTCTATGGAATGCAAGGTCGAAATGCACAAACCTCTGGGTATATTAGTGCTGGAAGTTCTATTTTGAGTGGAGCATCGTCTGCAACTAGGTATGGAAGTAATCCGGATTTCAATGTATAGTTATGGCGCAAATACCAACAATCTTAGCAAATGATCCAATAAAAACTGGATCAACTGGACCACAAGCATCTCCTGATGAGTTTGGTATAGGTGAAGCAGTTGGTCAAGCAGCGCAATCACTAAGACAAGATACTTCCCAGATTGAACATATATACACACTCAAAGCTGAAAAGAAGAAGTTGGATGATTTGGTGTGGGCAGGAACTGCCGCTCAACAAGAAGAGAATTACATAAATCTGTGGAGGTCTAAAGGAGAGAACAATACCAAATCCTCTTTTGCAGATGATTTGCAGAAACTTGGAGAAGAACGGATTGCCGCAAATTCTAGTAAAGCTCCATCGACAAAAGCACTGCAGCAATTCAAGCTCCGAATGTTATCTTTTCTTGGAACCAGTTACAATGAAGCTTTGCATGTTTCTGTAACAAACCACCTCAATTCCGCCGCACTAGCAATTGATCAGCAGTCTGCGATGGCTTTAGACAGTTATCGATCTGCTCGTGATACTCCCAATGTTGATGCTAGGCAGGGTCTTAGGAATAATCTCTCCCAAATCAATGATAGTATCGATAAGACATTTGGAGTAATCTCTCCAACCATGGCACAGAAGCTCAAGGAGAAGGCAATTGTTGATGCGACCTATGCAACGATGTCTGAGGATCCTCAATTTGCACGGGAATTGCTCAAATCCTCAAAAACTCTTGATGAGCACGAACGTTTTACAATCAATGAGCATATTGATAATGCATCATTGTCGAAATCATCTGCTGAACACACAGCGTTTGACCAACTTCGTGAAAAGAAACTAAAAGAAGCATATACTGGTTTGGATCGGGGAAAAATTGACCTATCATTATATCAACCTTATTATACCCGTGACAAGGCCGTTGCACAGAAGTCCAAAGATGATGCCCAGATTGACACATTTAACAAAGCCAATGACTTCATTGATCGAATCAAGTCCTGGAACTCAGAAGATCAAGGTAGGGAACTTCTTGTGCTCCGTAATAGTAAGACTGCTGAGAATGCAGACATCTTAGATATTGCATCCCAGCGTGTCCATCAGTCGATTCAGCTTCAAGAGAAGAATCCAGTGTCGTGGCTACAACAAAACAACCCTGTAGTTGCAGAAGCATTAAAACGTGCTCAACAATCGACTGATAAGACTCGTCTTCAGACAATGGGAGAGCTTTATGATCTTCAATTGAAGTATCAGGGTCATGCTCCTGCGATTGATGAAGTTGGTCCAATGGTCTTTAAGGAAGATCCGAAAACAGGTTACATGATGGCAGTCGATACTAAGATTGACCGTAAGCAATATCTTGGAAAAGCGACTAATGATCGTCACCTCATGACTGTAGAGGAAGCGGAACAGAATGCTGATGAGATTAATAAAGGTAGTCCGCAAGAGATGCTTAATAATATTCAGCAAGTGATGGCACGGTATCCAGATTCAAAACACCAAGACATTGCATTCAATGATATGGTGACTTTGCCTAAATCTGGTTCAGCAATTAAGCAAGAATATCAACTTGCCTTTCTTCATAAGGATTCTTGGTGGGTTAAGGATTATCTTGGTGCGATTCAGCATTCTGAAGCACTCAAAGATGTTAATTCAGATAAGAAGAAGGATTTCGACACTGCACTGAACTCTAATCCTACGTGGCTTCAATTTTCTCACTCAACAATGGGAGACAACTTTCAACGTGGTGATGAAGTTGATGGATTCAAACGTGGAATCATGTCTTATGCAATCGCTCGTGCTACACAAAATCGTGAATCACCTGATCTTGCAATTAAGTCTGCTACTCAAATGCTTATTGCTTCTGAATTGGGATTCACAAGCATGAATGGTCAAACAGTTATGCTTCAGAAGTCTCGTGGACCAGGAAAACCTTATAGAACTGATGATGAGATTCAGGACTATGGTCGACGTATGGAAATGGCGCTTCAAATCATCAATCCATCAGAAATTAATATCGAAACTCATGGACAATCAATCTTTCCCACACTCAGACAACCAGTGTCTGAGAATCTCAAGATGAGAACTCTCGGAACCTTTATACATCAACGTGGGTTCTTTCAAACTTCAAATGATGGTCAATCTGCTACACTCTATGCGATGGGAGATGATAAGCACCCATTCGAATTACGTGATAAGCAGAACCGTGCTTTTCGTATCATGTTTGATGATCTCCCGGCATTTACAGTTAATATGAAAGAAACTGTGAATCCATTAACTGGTAAAAAGATTGATCTTACTCAAATGGGTTTGCGACCTGAAGATCTTAAAATGGTTCAACACACAAACTGGGATGTTATGCTCCATGCTCCTAAATCTTCTGCATTTGAAGATTCAACCACTAACTGGCCTACATGGTTCCAGAGGATTCAACGATGAGTGGATTCGCCTTTAGTCAAGTAGATCCCGAAACATCAGGACGAGTGACTCAGTTACCAACTCCTATTGGTGATTATCTTGGTGCGATGTTTCACCAAGGGGAACATGATTCTGCATATCATTCGATTAGTCGAATGACTGAGTATTCTCTTGAAGCAGGAGATGATGCATCTCCAATTATACAACCTGAAGATGCGAATAAACAATATGGAATTCCTGGCCATCTTAAATTTGATCGTCCAACTCGTGAGACTGTCGCACAACTCATGAGAAAGAGAACGCAAGATCAAATTGATCGTGATTTCATTATCCAGAATGGTTCTTCACTATTAAGAACTGCTCCTGGTCTTGCTGCTTCATTTATTGGTGGAATGTCAAATCCACTTGATCTTGGAATGCTTTTCATACCAATTGTTGGTGAAGAAAAACTAGCTCTTCAAGCATCAGTTCTTGGTCGAAGCGCACTTAGACAATCACTTGCTCGAGGTGCTTTGTCTGTTGAAGGAATAGCAAGAACAGGAATACCATTTCCACGATTAACTTCATCGATGATTCAGGGATCAGTTGGTCAAGCGATGTGGGAAATCCCAAACGCTCTTGCAACCTGGCAAGAAGGTGGTGAATATACTAGTAAGCAATTCATGACAAATGTGCTTGCTGGTGGAGCGTTTGCTGGTGCATTACATCTTGGTATACACTCCGCTATTCGACTTTACCAAACATTGAGACCTGAAACTAGGGAGTTGATGCTTCGTAAAGCATTATCTGACACTCTTCTTGGTAATGAAATTGATGTCGAATCGTTGGCGAAATTGGATGAGAATGCATTAAGAGGTGCAATGGTTGGGCGACACATGTCGCAACTTGCAGAGGCATTTAAGTCCGTAGATATTAAAGACGTAGAGCGTGTCGTTAGAGAAAAGTATGGGGAACAAATTGCTAGCACAGCTGTTAAGGACCCTATAACGGGAAAAGTTTATACTGGGTCAAATCCCAAGAGTCCTCACTATGAGATTCTGAATAAGTATGCAGAAGAGATGGGGATTCATGAGGGAGTTGAATTTCCAGATGAGTATCGGGGGTTTGTGACTGATACGGGGAGATTCATTGGCAGGAACGAGTCGATGGTAATGTCGGGGCTCACTGAACCAATGCATTCCGATCACATGGATAGTGGAATCGGAGTGAATGATGAATTTACTCTTGAGGAGCTCGTTCATGAAGGATACTCAAATTCCGAGGCTCGACAGATGATCTCAGCATCTCGTGCTGAGCGTCGAGAGATTTCCCTTCGTGAAGACCCCGGATTTCAGCGAAATGTCGCTGAGGAACGTAATAAGCAAATTCAGGACGCATTAACCAAACTTAAGGAGAAACCTGTTCAGGAACCTATTAAACCAGTGTTGAGTAAGGTGGAACAGGATCAACATACACATATTGCAAAAGATCCTGCTGAGGTTGATAAGATTCAGAAAGATATTGAAGGATTAAAGGAGTCTACACCTAAACCAGAGGTTCCACAAAACCAACAGGGAGTTTTTGCACAAGCACTTGCTAAAGTGGAAAAGCGAATTGAAGAGCTTTCAAAGCCTGAGCAGTATACTAGAAAGTCAACTGGTGAGACTGGCGCCACGACACTCCTTGACCTCGTCAGTCGTCCAATTGCTCGTGGCGCGCTTATCGTGATTCGTGAGGCATTACGTGCTGGCATATCAATCTCTCAGGCGATTGATCACGCGATGGAGTATATTAGGATGAAGCGTGATCAGCCAAAAGGCATGTCACGTCGAAGTTTCTTGGACCGCATGATTAAGGCTGCGGCAGTAAGTCAGCTGCCAATCGATATAACAAAATTAGGAAATATACCAAAAGGGTTGGATGTTAATGAATTAGCAAAAAGCTTATTTGATTCACATGAAATGGCCCATGCTTTTGATGCAAATTTTCACCCAGAAGCTTCAGTAAAGGAAATTCATGAAAATGCAATTAAAGCATTACCTGAATTACGAAAAGATCCTAAATTTCTTAAATCTGTGATGGAAGTTGTTGGTCAAGATATTCTGAATTTAGGGTTGAAAATTTCAGACATTAAAGATTTGAAGTTTGAGAAGTTCTTCAAAGAGAATCCACCTAAATCTTCAATCAAAATATCTCACGAAAATGAAGCAAGTCACTTGAGACAACAGCTTGATCGATTGGAACGAAACAGAAATGATCCAACTTTCTTTGAAGATGATGGTCCATTCAATCCCCCAACACGGGAAGAAATTGATGCCAAAATCGAAAAAGTTAAAGAGCAAATTAAAGAAGTTGAGCAAAAAGTAGCAGAATTGAAGAAACCTGAATCCACCGAATCCAAGGACCTCGACACCCAAATTCGCGAGGCGTTGTTCAAGGAGGTTGGTGCTACGGATATAGAAGCATTACGTGGTAAATCATGGAATTTTGAAGGCGGTGGAATTAAAAATGATCCAGAAACTGTTTCCCAATTACATTTAGTTCGTGATGTTAAACCAGGAAGTGAAGGAACTTGGAGAATTATTAGAATTGAAAATGGGGAACCAGTTGGACATATTTCTCTTCAAGATTTAGATGCAAAACAACTTTTAGAAACAGATAAGATTCCTAAAAGTGTAATGGATGAAGATTATGGAAACTTAATTGGTGACCATCAAAAACTCACTCCTGAAGAAACTTTTTTAAGATCTGATTCATTAAACCAAAAGATCGAATCCATGAACCCACGCACGGAGGCCATTGACGCGGCGCTCGAATGCATCCTTAAGAAAATAGCATGAAAACACCTTGCGGACCAAACATTTCAGGAGCTGGTGACGTCCCAATTGAAGACGCTGATCAACTTGCCGCTCGAATGATGCGTGAAGCATCACAAGTATCTGAGCGTGATAAGATTCCTATCACTGAAGCACTCAAGAATATTGCTGGAGAATATAAGAATAAAGAACTCGTAATGTCCAAGGTCGCTGAACGCAATGGATTACTTGATATTCAAGCAAAACGAAATGGTAAAGACTTTTCTAAGCGATTCAAGACTTTTGGTGAGGGAGTTTACTCATTATTAGTTGGAGGCAACAAGAACATTCCAGGTGCTCGTCGATCAATTGATTATCAAGCGAAATCGCTTCATGGAAAATACTTTGGTTACTTAGTGGATTCACTTGAAAAAGAAGGAGTTCTTCACGAGTTCATCACTAGTGATAAGGATTTCGTTAGAGACGTGTATCGTGAAATGGGTGCACTGCGACCAGGAGATGAGAATACTGGACCAGTAACCAAGAATGAATCTGCGTTCAAGGTTGCTAAAACAATCGACAGTATTTATTCAGAACTTGTTGCTCGTCAAAATCGTGCCGGGGCATATATTGAACGTCTTGCTGGTTATATTACTCGTCAGACACATGATCAAGATGCAATACGAGCACTTGGTGGAATTGGTTCCAATAAGCAGTCACTCGAACGATCACGTGAATCTTGGGTTAACTTCACCTTACCTCTATTAGATCCTGTAGCAACCTTCAAAGGTGGAGATGCTGATAAGATCATGCGTAATATCCATGAAGCTCTTTATTCAGGAATCCATGGACCTGCACGTGATGAAGCAAATGTGTCTGGTGTACGAGTCGTAGGTTCTCTTGCAGACAAGATTTCTGAGGAGCGTGTTCTTCACTTTAAGGATGCCGATGCAGCTTATCAGTATAATCAGGCATTTGGTATACGAAACTTTAAGGAAGCAATTCTTACTGATCTTCACCAACGAACTCGCTCTATAGCACTTATGGAGAATCTTGGATCAAAACCTGAAGGTAACTTGAGGGATATGATTCAGGAACTTAAATTTGAAGCACGATCACGTGATGATGCTGCTGTGCAACTTGATTCTCTTAATGATTGGAGAATCCAAGCTGCAATGAATGAACTTACTGGTCGTAATGAGGTTCCTTCAAATCCAGGACTTAATAGATTTATTTCGACTGTAAAGACTGTTTTGCAACTTTCAAAGATGGGAGCAGTCACTCTTTCATCATTTGCTGATAAAGCATTTCTACAATCTGAAATGGCATTTCAAGGAATGTCGTCACTTCAAGTACTTGGAAAGCAACTCACTGGAATGTTTCCTCGTGGAGCAGAACAAAAGTCCTTTTTAAGATTGATGGGAGTTGCAATGGATGGATTGCTTGGAAATGCCTTATCTCGTTACTCAAATCACTCGACCATGAGTGGTTGGGCACATAAAGCACAGAAGTCCTTCTTTGACCTGAATCTTCTTAATGCATGGACGGACGCGAATAAAGCCAGTGCTGGGGAACTCATGGCTGCACATTTAGGAGAACATGCACATTTCTCATCCACAGAGTTACCGGATGATTTGAGTAAGGTGTTATCATTGTATGACATTCATGGTTCCACTTGGGATGCCCTAAGATCCACTGTGTATGCGCCAGATAACAGTGTTGGAAAAGTTATAACACCTGACATGGTTCACCAGATACCCGATGAGGTTATTAGTAAATTAGTAATTCAAGACGATAAGAATCCATCTGAGGCAAATATTCTTCGTAAGAGAGATCAAATCGAAACATCATTACGCACATACTTTGCTGATCGTATCGATATTGCTATTCCAACACCTGGTGCGAAAGAGCGCATGTATACAACATTGAACAGCCAAGCAGGAACACCGCTTGGAGAAGCAGTCCGCCTCATAACCCTGTTTAAGTCATTTCCAATAACAATCATGGACAAAATCGTAACACGTAATATTTATGGAAACGGAGCGAATTCACTTAAAGAATGGATGCTTTCAGATCATCGTGGTAAGTTCAATCTCGCGATGTTAGTTGCTATGGGAACAGCAGCAGGTTATTTGTCTGGTGTAGTGAGAGATGCGCTTGCTGGAAAAGAACCTAAACCACTTACAACACCTGAAGGTGGATTAAATTGGGCTGCAGTAAATGATGCCGCTATTCGTGGTGGAAGTCTCGGGATACTAGGAGATGTATTACTTTCTGATTATGATAGAAACTATAAAAGTTTCCTTGGAACTTTGTCTGGACCAATTGTAGGTCAATTTGATTCTATTGCTGCACTAAAAGGAGATGTCGCGCGAGGGAAAAATATAGCAGCTCCTGCGGGAAAGTTACTTCTGGACAACGCTCCCTGGATCAATTTGTTTTACTTAAGACCTGTCTTGAATTATTTTGTTCTCTGGAATCTTGAAGAAATGCTAAGTCCAGGAACATTACGAAAACGTGAATCCGCGGTGGAGCGGAAAAACCACCAAGAATACTGGATGCGTCCATCAGCTACAGTAAGCCAATAAATATATGACAGCAGTTCAAGTTCAAGCAACAAGCACATTATTAGCAATAGCTGGTAATCGTGACTTCTTTCACATGGTCAACAACTCTGACACGACGATCTACGTCTGTTATGATGGCACTGCAGCAGCCACAGTTGCTGAAGGACTGCCAGTCGCGCCTAACCAGTCCATTACGCTCGATAACACGGGACCCAAGATGATTTACAACAAAGCTGTGTATGCCATTCACGGGGCATCTGGTGACAAAGAAGTTCGACTACAAGGAGTTTAATATGAAATACTTGCTAACATTGATATTGGCATTGGTTTGCGGATCAGTAAGTGGAGCAATTGGTGGAGGAAGTCCGATTGGACCTCCACCAAGTAGTGGTGGAGTTAATCCTACTGGTAGTGGCGCGGCGCTGACGAATTTGCCCACCGATAAACTGGTTGTCGTGACGACCAACAGTGTGTATGACGTTACTGTTGGATATAGTAGCGGGTTTACCACTGCTAAAAACGCAGCTAGTGAAACTATCGACGTTTCTTCCTACAATAGTAAGCAGTGGTTTGTGAAGCAGACTAATCCGCTCATTTTAACTAATTCCGTGCTGCCGCCCGCTTATTGGTTTTGGAGCACGAATAACTTCCAAGAACTTGCTCCATGTTGGAGCTTCTACACAAACTTGGATGTGTCATCTGACTGTTGGGCTTTTATGGATGGAGGCAATTCTTTGTTCACAAACGGGCTTGCAGTATTCGCAAGTGCACAGTGGATAAGTGGAGATGGTATTGTTACCTATTCTGACGGCATATTCCAATTCAAAACCAACTCCTCAGTCTCTTACTCGCCAGTTAAAGTTGTCCTTAATGAGAAGACTAATGCGACATTTGAATTATTAGGGCCAAATGGAGGGATTGAATACACTAACACTGGAACTGCACAATTTCTAAATTTTATCAGTTTGGGGGCTAGTCATTTTAACCTAAATTTCGCCAGTGCTTTTGGAGACATTGGTGGAGCGACTAGCTACGGAAACATTGCCCTGTGGCCAGACCATTCAGGCTCTCCAAGTTTTGCGAATAGTGAGGCTATTTTCACATTCAATCGGATAGCTATAGCTGGGAACCAACTTCAATTTGGTATAGCTGGGATTAACCCCGGAGTAAGTTACATCTACCATCAATATAGTGGAACCGGTGGAGTTCTGGGTTCAGGATTAAATAATTCTTTACCAGAGTTTTTTAGAACCAGAGGCATGATAGGGTCTGTTAATGCTCAGTATCATTATCCCGGATTTTACTCGGTGTATGTGACTACCAATGCTCCGAGCGGGACTTACTATTGGGCGTTAGCTTACAAACAAAACACTGGTTTTGATGCTGAGGACGGAACGCCTTATAGCATTGACCGAACCAATGAAACCTTTCGAGCGTGGGGAGGAAATAGCGCAGAGTTTGAAGTCCTTGTTCCCACTTCTGGCGCAACCAACCACACATCTAAATGGCCAACGTCAGCAAGATCACATGGTGGTTATGCAATAGTTAATAGTAACGCCACGGTATACATCCTGACCTCGACGCCAAACAGCACGGCTTGGGCAGCAACCAACAAGATCGCAGGGCCATGAAACTCCCCACCACATTCCTCCTCTTTGCCTGCATCGTGGTGCTCATCCAAGCACAACCACCGTTGCCACCAACTAACAATTTCGTCAAGCCAAAGTATGCAGTCAACACAAACCAACTTCCTCAAACTATTACTTGGGCATGTGATTATCAAACGCTAAGAGTTGAATGGTGGAGTTGTACAAATCTATCAGAACAGAACTGGTATTTAGCCACAGATGTAGTAGCCACTATGACTTTCACTATTCCTGCAAACAAACCAGCGGAATTCTTCAAATGTCGTTTTAGAGATTTAGTTACTGGAAAAGTTAGTGGATGGAACACAAAATGAGTGATGTTGTTTTAGTAGCTATTATTACTGGAGCTAGTGTGGCAATTCCAACAATACTAACTAGCATCTTAAATCGTCGAGTTTTGGCCGGTAAACTTGATACTGTCAAAACTGAAATCAATGGTCGTATGACTGAACTTTTGAAAGCTGAAAAAAGTCTCTCCAAAACGGAGGGTAAAGAAGAACAAAAACAAGAAACTAAAGAAAGAAAACTATGAAGACAGTATTATCATTAATCGCTACTCTCGCACTACTGTGTACAGGATGTAAGATGTTCGGTTCCAATCCGAGTGCGCCAACAGCTATGGAATCAAAATTTTTCGATGTCACTACTAATTTTGTTCCACGGTATGTGACAAATCAAGTTTTGGTTCCAGTATTTATGACTAATGTCGTTACTCAAACCATTACGGTAACAAACACAACAGGTCTTGTGATTCCACAAATCAACACAACTTATGAGTATAAGACTGTGAATCAAACAAATACGATTGTAGCAACAAATTGGGTGGAAGCATATGATTATAAACCAAACAAGACTACTGGAACTGTAGCAACCATTAGTGGAACACTTTCCAACCTTGGAATACCAGGAATTGGTGGGCTTGTAACTGCTGTATTACTTGGTGCTGCTGGAGCTTATGGTAAAATGCGAAGTACGCTCAAAACTTCTGACAAGATCAATGGAGTGCTTACTCAAGGAATTGAAACTGCAAGAGAAGTAATCTCAAATACTCCTCAAGGTCAAGAACTCGACGCGAAATTCAAGCAATACCTAAAAGACCATCAGGAAGCCGCTGGTGTGCTCAAGCAAGTGTCTAATCTTGTTGCTGATAATGTGAATAATTCTGCTGCACAAGGAGCTGCAGCAATGATTAAAGCCGAACTTCCAGTTATTACTGAAATCACAGTCGCAGCGACTCCTGTATCAACTACAGTTCCACCAGTAGTAACTGTTGAGAAAGGATGAAACTAGTAGTTTTCATTCTTTTGTTACTCATCCTGGGATGCAAATCTCATGGTCTCAGGATCGAGTCTCCTAAAGAAATAGGAGTAAGTCACGATCATTACGGAGACTAAATGAAAGTTCCAGAAATTAACTTTAATACGTTTGTTGTTGCATTTGTAGGGTGTTTGGTTGGAGTAGTTGGATATCTCGCAAAATTACAACTAGAGGATGTAAAGCATTCTATCAATACAACTCATTTGTTGATTATGCCACGTCAAGAAGTGGAAGCACAACTTATGATGCGTAAAGAAGATATGATTAGACAGGATGCTCAAATCCTTTATATACGAACTAAAGTTGATGCTTTAGAACTTGAAATGATTCGATTAAAGAAACCTTAAATCAATTCGCGGTAATCATCAAGGACCTTGGAGGCAAGGTCCTGTTTCATTCTTAATGCCTTTACAATTCGTTGATCTATGGTTCCCCGAACTATAAGATCAACGTAAGTAACTTTGCTTACTTGTCCAATGCGATGATTCCTATCTTCAGATTGTAATCGATCCTCAAGATTATAAGTATTGGAATAGTAAAATGTATAATTTGATTCTACAAGAGTAATCGCCTTACCTCCTGTTGCAGCAGTTCCAACAAACCAAGAACATAGTGGATCTGTTCTAAACATAGATAATGCTGCAAGCCTGTCATTATCTCCTGTCTTTCCATAATAGTGTACTGGATATCGCTTATCATCGACTTCTTCAAGTGCAGCAACTATCAATTCTACATCCCTTTGGAATCCACACCAGATGATTACCTTAATTCGTGGATCCATATCACTCAATATCCCGACCATTACCTTAATTCTATTACTGGGAATATCTATTGTAGTTCCATCGTCTATCTTCACGTGACCACAATTAATCTGGTGAAGTTTATTTATGGTAGTTAAAGCACTTGTGGAAGTAAGCATTCCTTGTGTAAACTGTAACAGGGACTTTTCTTTCAAATCTTCATAGGCACGCTTTTGCTCTATTGTTTGCTCTATGTAAATTGTTTCATATACTTTGGGTGGCAAATCTAGACATTCTGTTTTAAGAATTCGACTAGTAAATGGTTTGATGGATTGTGAAAGTTGGTCAAGGTTTCTGAATCCAGCAATTGTTTGAAATGATCGAGTTCCAAGATTGATTGTTATCATCTCAGCGTAGTATGCACGAAACGCTACGAAACTATGGTATCCCAGAACTCCTTGCTTGAGGAACTGGCACTGTCCGAAAAGATCAAGTGGTGATTGTGTGATTGGAGTGCCTGTTGCTATACGACGATAATCACACAACGCTCCGAGTTCCCAACACGCTTTTGTCCTATCAGCTTTAGGATTCTTGATGCTTGTTGACTCATCCACGATCATCATGCAATAATGGTTTTTAATAAACTGTTTCGCGATGTCAAATGCCCTTGTTTGTTTCTTCTTTGGTTGGAACCCAAGTGCTTCAACATTCATGCACATGATGTCTAAGCAATCATCTCTTGCAGTCATCACAACGTCGACTTTTGCTTGCTCAAGGCGATTCATATAGCTACTCCAATAAACGAGTCGATATGATATTCCCTCAGGAATATGCTTCGTTATTTCCTCAAAATACCAATTTAGATAAGCTCCCTTATCAGATACAATTAATACTCCATCGATCTCTTGTTTAAGATAAAGCCATGCCATTGTATCTATTAAAGGTTTTGATTTCCCGCAGCCCATCTCCCACAGAAATCCATAGTATTCCATATCACGGGATTTCTCGAATTCTTGTTGTTGATGCTTGTATGGAGTTGTTCGCATCTTGAATAAGTGAGTGCTAGGAGTAGTGATCATTTGTGTTGCGGGGATATTTTGTCTATGTATTGATATGACTTATTAAATCCTGTTCAACTAGGTTTCGGTTAGAATGCATAGAGTATTGCCTTTATATGTCAATGCATATATTTGTTTGAGGTGATAAAATCAGGACTCGTTCCCTTGCTCTTGTTACACCAACATACCAGACGCGCCACTCATCATCTGGCATCTGTTGAAATTCCTGATATGTTCTTTGCGCCATGTCTGGGCAAAGTAAAACGTTATCTGCTTCTCCGCCTTTCACACCATGAATAGTAGAGATCTTAATTCGAGGTTCCTTCAATAACTTTTCTCCTCGTTTAAGTGCGGCAATAAAGTATTCAGCTTCTTGTGGAGTTAATTTGTCTAAGGCGATGTGCCATATTGCATCAGTTGTTAATCCGAATTCCGCTTTAAGTCTCTTAATATCCACCATTCCCGTATCTTGTTCTTTTTCAATCTTGGTTTTGAATCCATACGCGACTCCAATCTTGGTTGTCATAAGATCGTATATCTTCTTTGCTTGGGAGAATCTAATACTTTTTCCTTTTCGAAGTTCTTCCCAATGCTTAATGCACACGAATGAGCTCCCCCTGACTGGTGAACCTAGGGAGGAGTCGAAGACATAACCCTGTTGGATGCAATGATCATTAAATTGTTGTAGCAAGTAAACATTACGTGCTAGCAAGAACCATGTCCCTTTAGACATATCAACATGCTCAACACTTGTTACTCTTTCCACAACTCCTCCTTTTGAGCGAGGTTTCCATATCTTAGGGACGCGGGTAATTATCTTTGATGCTATATCCAAAGCTAAATCCTGGATTACTTGAGGACACCTATATGAGCGGTCTAGAACACGCCTATCTCCTTCAAGATTAATGAATTTATCTATATCCGCTCCTGCCCACCTAAAGATTGCTTGGTCATCATCTCCAGCAATATAAACCTCATCGACATTGTTCATTAAGAGTTCTACCATATCCCACTGCAGTGGTGAAAGATCTTGCGCTTCATCAACTATTAGAATCTTGATTGGTGGACACAAGGTTTTTGTTTCAATGAAGTTCACTATAATATCAGTAAAGTCCATACGATCGTTTTCAATTTTATATTGCTTAATGGTTTCATGTAATCGCTCAAGTTCATACCAATAAACGTCTTCATCAGGTCGTGCTTCCCAATATTCTCGCAAAGATACCTTAGTCGCACGAGACATATTCTCCATGAAGAAGAGACGATCACCTTTCGTGAGACCGGAAAAAGTTCCATCTTCATTTACTCCTTTGAAGGTAATTCGAAGACCAAGTTGATTGCAAATGTTTATGTAATCATTTACTCCCATTACTTTATCTTTACTAAGTGCTTGTTGGTGAAATGCAAGACTATGCAATGTGCGAAACCATGGAAGATTATCCTCATGTAATGAGAACTTTTCCATTGCCCGAGTTTTTGCAACATTAGCTGCTTTACGAGTAAAAGCAATGAATCCGATTTCAGTAGAATTGAATCCATCTTCAAGAAGTAATTCGACAACATTAAGAAGTTCTGTTGTTTTTCCCGTGCCTGGCGGACCATAAATAATATTAACGCTCATTGTCGATTCCTTTTTCAAGATCAGTTGCTTCTAGTGGCATTTTATTACCAAGAAGTTGGTGTTGTAATTTAGTAACATAATTACGTTGATTAGTTTCTATTTCTAAACAACGTTTACAAATGGGATGTCCAGCACTCATACCAATAGATTTACCACTACAGGCACACCGTAATAAACCTTTTGCTGCTCTTATAATTCTATTTTTTGATCTCATACTAGTATGGTGTTTCCTTTCCCTGTTCTGGAACTTCAAATGGTTCCGATTGTTGATTTTGGAATTCTGGTATCATATAACAATTTACTCCTTTTCCACGAACATTAAAGAACTTTTTAACTGCTCCAAGTTCTTTAATGTAAACCGCGATTTGACTAAGATTGAATTCACGAAACTTTCTACGATCAAGATACTCAAGGAAGTCCGTCATTCTGAAATAATGTTGGTGATCATTCGTCCAGGGTTTACCAAGCAAAAGTTCATCATGCGATTTACCTTGAACTTTAGAAGTGCAGAACATCTCAAGATGTCCATAAAGTATCCCTTTCGGAGTTGCTTCTAATGGAACTTCTACTTCATTTACATCAACCAAGAGTTGCTGGACAATATCAGTCCAGTTATCTCGTTTAAGAAGTGGTGGCATGATGTTAAGTAGTTCCATACACTTGTTCTGGAATCTCATTGGAGATTGAAGATCATCTGTGCTAAGTTCAAGTCTACCGCCACCTTCGACTTCAAGAAACCATATTGGAGGATCAGTCATGAGTTTAGTAAGTGTTCCAAACTTTGGAAATCCATTTGCTGATCCACCAACTCCGAACTGACAGGTTTTACAAATCTCTTTGTTACAGAACTGCTTTATAGGTGCTTGGGTGCACATATATTGGAAGTCTTTCTTTTGAACCGACTTAATAACTCCCAAGACTTCAGTTGCACTGAGTGGCGGATCCAGATACTCAGTATTCATGTCCTCGACTAATCTCATCCAGTTATCAGGATCTTTCTTCCTAGCATACACTGCAAGATTAAATAAGCCGTTGTTCCTAGTGCCTGCTGGAAAGTTGGATGCGCACAATAGATTCAGACATGGTGGTCCACCTTTAAGAATATCATTCTTAGAAGACCATAACTTGTTTAAGTCATCTAAAGTGATTCGTCTTATCATCGCTTCTTTAACGAATCCTTCAAGATCAGTTTTCTTACTACTTGTAGTAAAGGCGTAACGATCAGTTCTCGTTACATTGAAGTATGGCATATTGATCCACTGACCAACATCTCCACGCTCCACGATAATCTTCGTTTGCTTTGGAAATATCTCTGAATCTCCGAATCCAAGGAAGGCAGACAACTCTCGCATTTTCGATTGAACTAACTTAGCATCAATCCATTCAGTAAAGAAAATAAATAGATGAGCACCACCAGATTTTGTTCGACACACTGTTAGGGGAAGTTTATCTCTCTGGACTCTTTCGTTGAGATCATGTAGATCGAGGGGATACTGATCGATATCAATCGCTGCAAATTTTACTTTACTATCCTCATTGATCGGGATGATTCCCAATCCTTGCTTACCCATCAAGTGATCATGCCACAATTCAAGTGTAACATCACCTTTAAGACTGTATGCTTTTCCTAAAACTTTACCGTGATCCACCTCTCCAGTTAATTTGTAGGCACCATAAGCGTGCTTGTATCCCTCGAACAATGACATTAGTTCTTGGATGCTGGGATGCATGATTCAATAGTTTCATATTTACCGTAAGATGCCGCAGGAGTCCTCTGGCCAGGGAACTCCTGCGGCGGTTAGTCCGCTCGCCGCATCAAGCAAACGGAACATCGTCTTCAGTTTTACCAGTAGGACTTGGAAGAGCAATGCGTTGACCAGTAATTGCTTTCTTCGAAGTTTCAATCGCATCGGCAATCAACAAGGGATCTTTTAATTGCTCATGAGTCGCAATCTTCCAACCAAACCAACTTCCCTCTTCATTAACTTCAGGTCCAGTGGAAAGTTCATACGAATGACTGAACATTGGAGGAGTATATTTCTCTCCGCGAGGATTGGTAAACTTGATTCCTTGCTGAAGATTGAGCCAGAAACGAGCTTTCTTTAGTTGCGTGGATTTCATTCCCAAGATCATTGGAATACGATCTTGTCCACTAAGTAGTAAACAATAAAAGTAAGCAGTTGTAACTAGAAGATTTCCATTCTTAAGAATGTCTTGATTCTTCTCATTTCGCTCTGCTTCATTGAGAATGCGCGGATTCTTGTGAACTCGAACTAAGCCTCCACCAGAATTGCGAGGCTTCCACTCAACATATGCTCTCTCAAAGGAACATGGAACCACAATCATTGGAGTTCCCTCATACTTATGAAGTATCTCTCGACTAAGATTGTTAAACACATCTCCTGGACCACATCCCACAATCTTTTTAGCTTGATATTCCTTGTTTGTTTTGTCAAACTCAGGACTTTTCGATTCAACGATCGAAAAAAATGGTATCCCCAAATCTTCACGTTGAACATTCTCAAACCCTGTAGCTCCGACTTTACTCCAGTCGTAACCTGATGCTGCATCTGACTGTTTGCCGGGAGATGCTTGACCCGGACTCTTTGTTTGTTTTGCCATAACTATTAACTATTTGTTGTTTGCGGGAGTAACCTTTGATCTGTTCCCAACATACACTCCCAGTAACTCTGTTGGTAAAGTTTTTCCACCTTCAATTTGTTCTTGCACAAACGCCTTGAGTGTTTGAGGATGCACACTTTCCTTATCCTCAGCAAGAACTTTCAATTTCTGAAGTTCCGCAAGAACTTTGCTTGCCATCTTATCTTCTCCTTTTCCGAATTTGCATTTAATCTCGCGTTTAATAAGAGATTCGAATCCACCATTGCGAAGCCATGCAAATGCTTCTACTCTTTTATCTGCAGGAATACTCGCAGCATAGAACTTATTAATCTTGATTGCAGTGCCATCTGAAAGAACAAATGATTCAATTCCAAGTTCTAACATCGCATCAGGAAGTGTAACTTCCATAAGAGTGCGAAGAAGTGTTTGTTCAGTTTCGAGAAGAAGATTCAAATCAGAAATTCGTTTCTCATGAGAAATTTGTTTCTCAGCAAGAACAGCTACACTAGCTAGTGCTTCATCGGTAATAGTAGGTTTTGCAAGTTTCTGATAATCTATTATTTCTTTACTCATATTAGTATTGTATCATGGAATTTATTATCGTATACTCATTTAGAACATTGGAAACAGAAATTTAACCAATAGTTTCTTACAGGTGGAATCTCTTACTTGTCTGAAATCTGCTTTATTTTGAATCACAAGAGTCTTATGATCTCCACTTGGGAATACAGTAATGTTAGGTAACTTCCACCCAAGCACTTCATCAAATTGTTCATCCCAAGCAAGCACGAATACGCTTCCACCAGCATTCGCGCGCCGATTACTCCACGCCCATTGCTCCTTTCTGAGTAACACTCCTTTTGGATAGAGCACCTTGGATTCGACCCATGCTTCCATTCCTTGATAACATATATTAAGATCAGGCATTCCTGATTCAGTAGTAGTTTCTATTCTTCTTGCATCCGCTGGGTGAGGAAACAGTGTTTGTATCCATGCATTAAATTTTACTTCGCTATTCATAGTTACTTCCAATGTTTTCCGTAATCCATATCTGCCCGTATTGGGACAGTCATTTCTACACAATTCTCTGCAAGTTTCTGACATTCCTTTGCTTGCTTTTCATCCACAACTCCCAAATCAAGTTCATCATGCACTGCCATATAAGGCACAATTCCCAGTTCATTGTGGATATTAAGTATCGCAGCTTTAAGCATGTCCGCAGCAGAACCCTGTATCAACGCATTAAGAGCTTTGTGGGTCTCAGATCTTTGTAATCGTTTATCTGACCATTTTGCTTCCGCTGCTTTTAAATTCAATGGTCTGGTATCTTGACCATCTTTTCTCATTTGATAACTATCAACAGGTTCCCAAGAATCAAAATGTCTTCGTCGCCCTAACAGGGTTTTGATGTAACCACGCTTCTGAGCATTACGCATACATGAATCAGCAATTTCTTTCATGAATGGCATATTTGCATCAAACTGCCTTAGAATCTCAGCTGCTTCCTTAACTGATTTTCCAAGTTTCCTTGCAAGTTTATCTTTACCCATTCCATATGATCGACCAAGAAACAAATCCTTTGCTGGACGCCTATCAATTTGACATATCTTTACCATAAAGTCGTAAAAATCCATTTTACGATCTTTTTGATATGCCATTTGAGCAAGTTTCGCTCCAGTAAAATCACACACTGCTGCAAAATGAGTTAGGATACGAGGTTCCTGTTGACTATAATCAAGTTTGCACCACGGTATTATCGGATGCGCGAAACATGCACGTATTGCTTTTCCGATTTCATTTATACTTCCAGATTTTCTGAACTTACTAGCTGGAACTTGCTGAGGATTGGGATTTGCAGCAGCCATTCTACCAGTTCTTGTACCGCCATCATCAGATGCAAGTTGCTTCCATTGTGGATGGATTCTTCCTTTAATGTTATTGCTGAACCAGTCATCTACAAAAGTAGAACGCATTCGGTTTACTGCACGTATTTTTCCAATACATTGAATTGCAGGATCACTAAACTCCTCAAGCCATTCACCAGTAAATGATGGATTTCCTTTAAGAGTAATAGGATGCTGGATTCCCCGTCTCTTACAAAGGTTTGCTATTTGCGGTCCTGACCACGGATCAATATCGTATCCTTCTAATAATTTGAATCCTTGTTTAGCATCTTGTTCTTGCTTTTTAAGTTCTTTACTAAGTTTATCTACTGCATCAAGATCAATTGGTATTCCTTGCTTTCGCATTTTCCAGAGAATTGGGAGAAGCCTAGACTCAAACTCAAAGATTGGCAAGAGATCCTGTTTCTTGAGTTCGACCATCTGTTTCTTAAGTATCTGAAGTGGAGCGAGACCATCCCATTCAGCATAAGCCCCAACGTATTTGGATGGAAGTTTCCACAATCCAGCTTTTGGATCAACACCATAAGTAGATGCAGCTTCACGAAGCAATATCTCGTCTTTTGGTGCACCAAGATAATCTCGTGCTAAAGCATCGAGGGAATATCCACCTTCTCGCTCTTCATCGATAAGCGCTTCAGCAACTTGGATGTCAAGGCAACGACACTTAACGTCAATTCCCAAACTCCATAGTCCTTCAAGCTCATATTGTAAATTAGCACCAACGATATATTGTTTCGGATCTTTAAGAATATCTCCCAAGAACCTGATGACAGGAACTCGATCAACATTTCCTCCTCCTAGGTGTGCGATAGGATAATACCAAGAACAATCATTTGTTGCAACCGTAATTCCAACAACTTCCGCATTTCCTCGTATGAAACCAGGTCCATGAGAATTCAGATCAGGATCTCGTGTTTCTATATCAATTCCAATCTGCTTTTCGCTTTTAAGATTAGGAAAACTCTTGGGAGGTGTCCAATCGGAACTTGGTTCAAACAATACTCCGCACACGCTATTAGTTCCATTGTGTTTGTCTTTCTTGGACTTCTTCATCTGAGTGATGCCGATCTAAAAGCTTGATTCTCCTTAGTAAGTTTCTTAATCTGTTTTTCCAATCGTTTCATCTTTTCCCAAATGCATTGCAAACACCATCCATCACGAGTATCATCGTAAAGCGTTTTCATCTTACATTTCTTGCAAGGAATAGTCATGTTGGAATTCCTTCTTTAATTGAAACCATACTTCCCATATCGTCAAAGAATTTGACATGACATGACTTATTAGGGGTATCCCTAACATTTCCTAGGCATACCAATAGGTGATCGGGTGAATTAAGGTGTGTCAATACATAGGTTGAAATATCCCGCTCCATTGTGGCTCGACTAATGATCTTTGCGACTTTCTCATAATTACTTTGATAAATATGTTGGGAACCAGAATTCAGTGTGAGCATTCCAAGTTGTATCGGACAATTCATGTTTTTAGTATAAAGCAATCCCACATAAGATGCGATCATTGTGAAACTGAATATGTCGTATGGCCATCCAAGCCACGAATCAGAAGATCGCATATTCACTACACAGTGTAGTAAGTTTGCTCGTAAAAGAAACTGCATAGAAATTGTGCACGGTATATCTTTACTTGGACGAGGATTCTTTCTCCATATAGTAAGAACGGCTTGTCTGGTCTGAGATTCTAGACATAAGCAATCTACGACATATCTTAATTGAGTTACAACTTCAGGACCATATGCACCATCGAGAGTTCGACCATCATCTGAAAATCGACCATAGCTTGGAGCGTGATTGATCAGTGGACCAAGTCGATTATCTCCAGTAAGAATCCACAATGCTTCAGCAGCGGCGAATCTATAACTCAAATTTCTTTCACTCACAGTGAGTAACGGGGAACCCATCCAAACCCTGGATTGATAAGCAAGAAGTTCCCTAGTTTCGATTCCTCGTGGAGTAACAATTGCTCCAAGAGAAACTTCATCAAGTATCCTTCTCCAAGCATCATTTGCAGAGATCATACCATTACCTTTTCAATAAACTCACCTGGCTTATCTTTCCATTCCTCGAACTGGTGTCGAGTGATTCGTGGCTTATCAATTGCGAATATCTTTCCAAGTTCCATGTCTGTGCAGAGTGCTTTATATTCGCCATACACTTGTGCATAATCAGAACTGCAATATGGATGATCGTTGTCTGGAGAACTTACTTGAATATCATGTGCATTGTTTCTGAAACAAAAGACATAATGCGGATCCATGTCAGATAATTTTTCCCAGATATTTGAATATCTGTATCCAGCGGAGATATGCATTCTGAGGGTTCGTCCATAACACCATTCGGATGGCCAATGACGATCAAGAATTACGTGGATATTACTATCCAAGCATACTCGCACATTGTCAAGTATACTCATGTGGTAATCTTCCATTGCAGTATGGAGAGATTGTTTTCCACATGCATGCATATAAGCTGCTTGAAGAGTTCTTGACATGTATCGTGCAAGGGTAGACTTACCAGTGCAATCTGCACCTTCGATGATAAACAAACGACTCATACCAAATCTTTCAAATCAGGAGCGACCCATCCTAAAGGTTTTACAATATCTTGATTGCACCCCAGTTTCTGATACTTTCCAGGGTTTTTGTTTGATGCTCGCTCTTTCGACATGTTTGCTTGCTGAACACGTTTCCATGCTTCATTGAAATCGTAACCATGTAAGTGCAATGTTCCAAGTGCAATGTAAATAAGATCAACGAATCCATCAAGCACTCCAGTCATATCTTGGTGAACATACGCATCTTGAATCTCTTCAAGTTCTTCCACAAGTCGTGCATCACGAAACACTTCGACATCTTTAGGAAGACGACGCGGTGGACCATCATATTGGATTCCATATTTCTTATGAAAATCTACTACATCTTGAAAAACATTGGGAATTACTTTTGGTTCTTCCCATCCAATAATATCTCCACGATACACAGAGATAGGTTCTTTACATTGATCGGACATGCATACAAAAAATCCTGGAATACCATCTCTTCGTAAGATTAAAAGATTATGTTTTATTCCTTGCTTATCAGTCATGGTTGCCACATTTCCCTCCATAGTGTTGATGAGCCCCAAGGCTCAGGTTGTGCTGTTAGTAGTTTGAACTTCCCATCGAGAATTGGTTCTCCCGTTTTGTTTTTCTTTAATTCCCACAGGCAATTTCTGCTTTGAGCTGGGAATAGTGGAGCAAAGATGCAGGACAAAAAGTTTGAGTCGTAATAAGCTCGGAGCTCTTGAAATAATTTCTGATACTGCATCATGTAAGGTTGCGTTTCATAATCTCGAATGCTTGCGAATGTTCCATATACGTTCTGGATAATAAATCCGCATCTTTCGAATACAGAACCAAGTGCTTCGTAAGTCATCTCATTTACGTGATTGTCCGCACAGTCAATTCGATTCCAGCAGGGGGTGCTAAAGAAGAATCGACAGTCGTCAGACGTTATGGCTCGTAGATGCTTGAGCATCGCGATCATCATTTTGGGTTCCACGTGTTCGAGAACTTCAAAGCAAGTGACAATGTTGGGTGCAACATCTTTTCCCCACTCTTGAACTCGATTACTCACCTCACAAATATCCTTGATTTGCAGTTCCAATAGATTCGTGTTCTCGAACACAGTATGTGGGAACTTACCATTCCCTATTGCGCGACACGCCTGATCCGCATGAGGACCCACGTCCACACCAAAGTAGTGACGAGGAATGAGGCGAGAAGAATACAGCATCTTTGCCATAGGGAGTTCTCGTCCGCATCCAACGTCGAGGATGATGGCGGACTCGTATAATTTCTTCTGGTAGAGACATTTACATACATGAGACCACCTCAAACAGTGGGCGAGATAGTCACGATGTATGAAACCCCTTTTTTCAGCTTGATCCACTGAAAGATAAGTTTTGTCGACGGATTTTCCTCGAGCATTCACCGTTCCCTCCAAAACTCATTGAAATGCTTTCCCACTGAGGGTGCATCTCGTAATGCTTCAAACTCTTCCACATCAACATTCTGATATGGATAAGTTTTTCCGCTTTTGAACTTGACTTCCATGACTAGAGTCTCTGGGTCATGTCCCACAGACTGAATCATTGAGCTATTGACTGGTGTGTGTTGCATACTCATATAATTATAGTATCATCCGAATTTACATTAGTAAACGAAATTGTTTACGACTTAGACTTTGATGGAATCCACTCACGATACACGAGGAGTGTGTAATAGCATATGCCGTGACCAAGCATCATGACATTGTAGCATGCTAAATGCTCTTCTAAACTTCCTTTCACAGCACGGGACTCTTGAATTGCATGTTCAAACTTCTGAAGCGTATTAGTCTGCAGTGACAGGATTTCCTTTTTGGACGCTGTCTCACCTTCTTCATATTCCAGCACCACAACATGCTTCACAAACCCTGATGTTGTGGCACTTACGATATGATATAATCCTACTGGAACAATATCTCCAGTAAGTATGTGCGCTTCAAGTTCTCCCGCTAGTGTGGAAAGTGCTTCATTCTCGAATACTTTTACTTGTGTTTTCTTACTCATATGTCTAATTCCTGTTGTTTCTTTGTTATGGGACTCATGTCTCGTGAATCACGAAACCCAAGAAAAATTGGTATACGAGGCTTTTCTGCTGCTCCATGCGGTTGATGCTTGTATTGAACAATCTTCCCAATAAGTGTAGGAGATAACTTCCAGAATTCATCACGCTGGATAGCATTGAACCCACTTCCAATACTGAACTCGACGCCCTCGGGGGTCCGAACTTCCAGACCCCCAAGGGTACCTTTCCCCACCATTTGTTTCTTATGAGATGATCTTTCCGCATATCCTAAGGCATTAAGAGATGTCGGGTTATTATTAGCCATCTCTTCATACACCCCAATTACTTCCGCTTCGGATGTCTGAAACCTTTTCATTTTCACGAGGTATTGTTCTTTGGGAGATGATCTACCAAACTTGTAGGGGGAGTCAGGGGTTCTGAAACAGATGCCCTCATGCCCCTCCGCAACGCATCGTGCTTCAAACTCCTCCAACTCCTCCAAATTGTTACAAGTGTGCTGTTCAAGGATGTGAATCATTGTAAGATATTGACTGGAATGCCAATTATTTAAGTCTCGAAGACGTTGAGTAAACCCTACGTGAGGAAAACCTAAATGGTGACAATAATCGAACACCATTAACTTAAATTCGACATTATGCCAGTTATGCGCCATAATCTTGGATTGGATTCCACCAACCCCATAGAATGGATCAAGTTTCCCGTTTGTATAAGTTACAAGCTCACCATCAAGACCAGGTGAAAGCATTATCCCCATCTTGGTTCTGATCTCAATGTTGGGAATAGGTTTCAGACTACGACAAACTGGAAGACAAAGAACATTGGGACCATCTGCTCGATCAAGTGTTAAACACCTAATGCCATCGATCTTTGATGAAGCGATAACAGGGAACTTTACTGACTTAAGTTTCTCATATGCGACACCAAGAATGGGGCGGAAGTTCATACTCCTCCAGCGATAATTGCGAGGGCGGAATCCTCAGCAGATATTTCATTTTCCATTTGGAGTTTGAGAGCTTTCTCAGTGTAAAACCATGTGTCAAGGGTTGTATAGTGCCACAACCACTCCAAAACGCGGCGTCGATATTCTTCGTATTTCATATGAGTTACGGGATAAATTTGACTATGTGTTATTATGACTTATTTAATCCCGCATCAACTCCGTTGCTTATAGATGCGACAGGTGATGCAGGTTTATGTGTTATTGACATTTCATAGAGAGATTCCTCGACCAAGCGACCATATTCGATCTGATCTTGCTTGGATTCCCACTTTTTACATTTGAAGGACCGCTTGACAAGCTCCATCCTGCGAGTGACTCGAAAGAGCTCAGAAATTTTTACATTTGTCGGAGGCATATAAATAAGACGGTCTCCCGAGATGAGGTCCCGGAAGACTCGTCGTTGATTGGTTACGCCGCAGGAGCACCAGTAGTGCGAGTGACTGCTCCAGACTCAACCATGAGCTTCTGGTAATAGGTCACAATGCGACTTTCAGGTTGACGAGTAACAAGCACTCCCTTGAGGTTCTTGCTCAGCTCTTCGCGCATGAGACCTTCAGGACCAGCAGCTTCAAGAACGTTGAGGATGCATGCCACTTGAGGAGGCACTTTGCCAGTCGGCACAACTGCTTTGCCGTCTTTGCCGAATACGCGAGTGAATCGGTCATTCGCATTGCGTTCCGCCTTTGCGGCGATGGATTCACCAGCAGGGGCCTTGGAAGTATCAGCGGCTTCCGGAGCAGTCTTTGTTTGTTTTGCTTTTGCCATATGTTTGTTCTTTCTGTTTTAAGCGGGCGTAATTGCCACACTTATCTTACAATGCTCACTATAGAGCCTGTAAATTGATTTGTAAACTTGGAATTGATGCAATTATGCATTTTCCTGTTACGATTTAATAAACGAAGAAAGCGGCGGAACCTTGCCCAGGATCACCCAATCCGCTATGACGATTCCAAGTGCGATTGCGCACCTAGCTTGTTGTCCCAATTTAATAGCTGTCATGGTATCCCAATCAAGGATATGTCTGAGTTCAAGATCATCTCGAAACTCAAGGAGTATATTGCCTGTTTTGGGCGACTCAGATACATTTACATTTCGTTCACTCATATGCATACAACATAACATATGATTTGTAACAAGTAAACTAGAAAATGCCTATTTCTGCAGCGCGGAATGGGATGTCGATATGCCGTTGTTGTGCAAGTCTTGAAGTTGACCCGTTAGGTCTCGTATTATTCTGCTGTTTTGGGAATCGTATTATTCTGCTGATTTAGTAGCTGAAATTATTTGTAAACGGAATTATAGACAATAAGAAAGCCAGGAGACCTTGGAGGCTTCCTGGCTTGGAGGGATGAGGTAAGGTGTTACTTAACTTGTCTTAAGATGGAGTCGAGTGTGAGTTTGTGGTCAATTTCATCGAGTTTGGTATAGCATGCTTCGGTGCCAATTCTTTCGGCGAGGTGTTTGATGAATTGATCGGTGAAGATTCCAAACGGAAGTTCTTCAACTTTGATTTCGATGATTTGTTCATCGATTTGTTTTATAGGAGTCGGGAAGTGAAGACGTATTGTTTGTTGCTGTGCGTTTGGATCTATAGGCCTTGTTGTTTTGTTCATATTAGTGTTAATGTGTTGTGTTTACTTCGGTGACTTTCCATCCGAAGGATTTCCATCGATCGATGGTTGGTCCTGCGGAAGATTTAAGGTAGGATTTAGGAACAGATTTGCAGAGTTTGATTGTTCTGCGTTCTTTTCCTTCGAAATTTCCGATTGATCCGAGATGATCGGAGATTGGATGACTGCAGTCGTATCGAAGCATATCGAATGGAAAGTGTCCGATGCCTTCGACTGTGTATTCAGTTCGCCACATATTATTTGTGTATGTTTCTGCAAGTGAAGCAGAGGATTATTAGGATTACGTGACAGATGAATAAGGTCGCGAGTTTTCGTAATGCATTTTGTTTTGTGCGATTACGAATTGTTTGTGGGTCTTCGGACTCTTTCCGAGGATTCTTAGTTTGAGTGTTAGAGTCCATAATGTGATGCTTATTTGGATGATTGTTTTCATTTGGTTTCTTCGAGTATCGTGCGGATCTTATTTAGTGTAAGGTCGGAAAGACTAATTTGTGGTTTGTTACCATTTTCTCTGTCGATGCCGAATTGTATGATTTCAGGAAGTTTATGTGTCATCCATTCCATATACATGCGAAGTTCGCGGTCTTCGTATTGGAATTGGCCTTTATTCCAGTATTCTTTGTGGCTTGCCCATGGATATGGTAAACTATGGGTGAGAATTGTATCTCCTTCTGCAGTCATGATGCAGATTTCGAGATTGTTTGAGTCTTCATAGAAAGGAGTTGCATAAATGTTCCATGGAAAGTTGTGAGCAGTCCAGAACACTGATCCGCATTGTTCTTCATCCATTATGAAGTTTACGAGAATTGGTATAATCATAGTAAGTTGGAAAAAGTTAGTAACTTCCTCGATCCGATGAATGTTATCCTTCGCGACGAAGGACAAGGAGTTTGATGAGTGTGGGGCGATAGTATTGGAAGATACGCCACGGATCTTGACGAGTGCGGAGTTCCCCAGCACGTGCGATTACTGCAACCTTGAGTTCGGCCTCGGTAATGAAGTCCCTGGCTGCAAGAGTTTCCTTAAAGATTTTGTAACATGCAAGTGCTTGAGGTGTTTTGATGAGACCAAGTTCTGGTGTGACAATGGATCCGAGTTTGTAGGTGGATGCACTGGTTGTGGATTTCTTTCCGGATATGGGATCTGTTGGCGCTTTGAAGGTCCGATTGGTTGCTATTTCTGCGAGCTTATACCAGACCATAAGTGCTGTGATGGTGAGGTCTTGGGTTTCAGGTGGTTCGCTTTTGAAGAGTTGAGCATGATATGTGAGAAGCTGGGCTTTTGGTGTTTCAGCGAACTTGTCGAAGGTTGGCCAGATATTTTGAACAGCATCTTTGACAATATGATTTTCTGATGGATGGTTGAACCTGAAGAATTGGAAATGAACATCTTCCACGATACAGTTTTTTGTGACTGTAGGATCTTGTTTGAGTGTGCGATACATTTCAGGTATGCTGGGAACTGTTTGGATTTTTGCTTTTTTGGATTTTGCCATATGTTTGTTTAGTTTATTGTTGGTTTGCGGTGTTAGTTAAGAAATTCCATATTTTGGATTTTGCATCCATTGTTGGTCCAATTAATTTCGATATTACCAATAAAAGATATGATACCTTTGGCCCAGAGTTTGTTTCCTTCGGCCCAGAGTTTGTCTCCTTCGGCACAGAGTTTGTCGCCTTCGGCACGGAGTTCGTTGCCTTCGGCACGGAGTTTGTCGCCTTCGGCACGGAGTTTGTCGCTTTCGGCCCAGAGTTTGTTGCCTTCGGCCCAGAGTTTGTCGCCTTCGGCACGGAGTTTGTCGCCTTCGGCACGGAGTTTGTTGCTTTCGGCACGGAGTTTAAGTCGTATATTCCAGATGAATGCTAATGCGAGTTTAAGTTCAATGGTTTGTGTTTTCATATGTTATTATTGGTTTGCGGTGTTTGATAGAAATCCAGAAGAATGTTGGATGTGGAAATGTGATTTTAATGCGTTTGATTTTTTTATATGATCGCATGGAATTTTTCCTTTAGTTCAGGGAATTGATGGTGTGCTGTGCGAGCAATGAATCGATCATCGATGAGTTGGTATTCACCGAGAGATTTGATGATGAGGTGATTCATTTTGGGATTGATGTAGCCGAGATCAGTTTTGATGATTGAATTTCGGATACCCAGGATTTTTATTGTTGTGAGTCGTTGACGTTTGTTAGTTTGCATAGTGTTAGTCGAGTATTTGATGGTGATTGTCGTTTGGTTGAATCCATTTTTTAAGTTCTGTAATGGCCCAGTTGTATTCTTGAAGTGTGTTAAGTTGGATGAATTGATCCCAGCACCAA